GTTGTAGATGTAGTACTTGTCGGTCTTCTTGGAAACCGAAACCTTCGGGAAAACACGATCAGCGATAAAGCCGTTAGCATCTTGCAGGAAGGCGATAGTCAGGTTAGTAAGCGGGGCGTCAATATGGACGGCGCTGGGGGACAACATAGCCATTTGTGATATTCCTTGTTTTAAACTAGATTAGGCTGCGGCTTTGTCAGCACGCGACAATTCGATAGTGATGATTTGACCATCAACACCAGCTTCAAGAGCATAGCCCACGATCACGTTGGTCGAAGCAGCAGCTTTAGCTTTGCCCGAAGTGCCAACTGCAACAGCAGCACCACGAGTAATCGTGCCACCAGCTTGGACAGTCACACGACCATCGTAAGCAACCGTAATAGCCTCGTTAGCGCCAACAGCAGCCATCAAGGCCACACCATCGGTACGAGCGTTAGCAGAAGTGTTGTCAACTTGACCATCAGCGGCAAGCGAGACGAAGGTGAATTGAGCCACAGCAGAACCAGAGGTGTAGGTCCGAGTAGCCATATTTTCCGTAAATGCCATAATAAAGGCTCCTTATTGATTTTTGTAGGTTTCAAGCACTAGGGCACGGCCCTGAGCGGTTTTGATAACGGCGGCATATGCCTTGTGGAAGTCTTTTTCTTGTTTGTCTTCCTGATAACCTTTCACCAAATCATTCAACTTTTCGGTGGCAGTTTTCAGATCATTAGCTGCGTCTGTCTTACCGACTTCTTGGTAGACACCAGCAAAAGCAGCATCAGCAGCTTTAAGAAGCGTAAGCAGACCTTCGTCTTCGCCTACAGACTTCAACAGTTTACCACGCTCATCAGCAGTTCCCTTAAAGTTAGGAAGTACCTCTTCGGCGCGTTTACGGAGTGCTTCGGTTTCTACAGCCTTCTGCATCTCTTCTAGTTTTTTGAGGATAGGGGCAGGGATAGCCGACTTAGCAATCATCTGACCTTCAACTTCAATCGACTCTTCGGTGGGAGCAACTTTAGCGATTGCAGCAACTTCCAACTCAGAGACTTTGGCTTTGTAAGTTTCGATTTCTTCCAGAAGCATCTTATTGACTTCTTCAAAAGCCTGTGCTTCAGCTTTCCATGACTTACGCATGGGCTTCTCGTCATAACCCTTGTCGGATTCTAACGCCATCATGTCACCTTCACAACCCTTGCAGGTAGGATCAGTGCAGTTCTCACACATAGCAGCCTTATCCATAGGCGGTGCTTCTTGTTGTGCTTCCATTTGGGCTTCCATCATTTCCTCTTCTGGGGATTTGATTTCAATCTCAATAGAGATGCCTTTTTCAACATCATCTTCCATGTCTTCCCCTTCAGGGCTACGCTTGAAAATGGCAACCTTAGCGAGTGGGTCATCGCCCATATCGACCAAGGAAACTTCCTCAAGTTCCAAGTTTACGAGTTCGGTGGGCATTACACCATCTCCTTCAAGGCATGGCCTCCAATACTGAAAGCTGCCAATTTACCGCTTTTAACATCTTGCCATACTTGATCATCATAGACCTTTATGGCGACTAGCCAGCCCTCGCGGTTAGACTGGATACCCAACGCCTTAGCAATCTCGTTAGTCAAAGGCATGGAATGAACAACTTCCCCGATACTAGCACCAGAGTGCATTGTTTTAGCTGTACGAAGGGAGAGCATAAAGTTTGTGGCTGCTTTAGCCAACTGATCAGGGCGAATGAACTCACCGCTGTGATCAAGACTGATTTGATTGTCTACTGTGGAGACATAAGCCCAACCGAAGGCAAGACGCTCTTCATCGTCACGCTTGAGGATTTCGCCTACAATCTGGACCTTGTTGGTCATCTCAGAGACAGACGTTCCTGCTTCCCACATACGACACGACCAATAACGGGGAGTTGTCTTATCTGTGGCGGCATCGCAGGAGTGACGAGCGCGAAAATTAGCACGAGCATCAGGGTCATCACGGCGAATTTCCATGTTTGGATCACCGAAAGTGACTTTTTTGATCTTGTCACCAGCTTTGACATAGACACCAAACTTCTTTGTAGACCCAGCGGGCATACGAAATGGCTTGTCTAGTTCAACGCTACGACCTTGATATTCGGCTTTCTCAACAGCCTGTTTGGCCTGTGACCACGCACCAGCAAAGGCCCTACTCTCAGACATACCTTCTTGACCCATCATAGAGTTGAAGACATTGCGGAAGATTGATTGTTGGTGAGCAGATAACTTATCTCGTACTGCTTTAGGCAGTTCATCATTGTTACTGTAGGGCATTATTATTAACCAAAATCATGGAAAAGTTTGTAGTAACTCGCGTATTGTTTGTTTCTATAAGAGCGGCCTGAATATCTAGGTCAGTCTTCTCTGTCATGGCAACAGGGACGGTGAAATCATACCGATATGTACTCTCTGTAGTCTCTCCGATATGAGCAATTCGGAAAGATTGCCCAAATGGGCGAATAAAGAAACGTACTTGAGCGTTCTTACCCTTATGTACGCTGAAATCACCACACAAGATGTAGGCTGTGTGTCCAGCGGGAACTGTGTATATACCGTTTAGAGTTTGACCAATACCAGCTTCAATCAAGCCTACAACAGTGCCACCATTTGCAGTAAGGGTAATTACTCCAACATTGTTAGCACCACTGTCTTTATAAAGAGCAGAATTGACACGCTTAAACTGAACAGTACCAGTCCCAGAGGTAAGTCCGTTAAAGTCAATCTCTTCTGTGATTGGATTGTAGTTGACATCAAGACCAGAAACCACAACAGAGCCAGTGTCAGAAGCAGATGTAGAGACAACTGTTATAACTCGCGTAGAGTTCCAAGTAGACCAAGGATACAAGCCACCAGCAGCCCAAACTGTTTCATCAACGCCAATATCAAGGTCTGAATTATATCCAGTTACATGGGCAAGAGAATAGCCACCAACTTGACCTTGGGCGATAGAGAAGTAACTGTCTCTTAGTAGGTATTGTCCCCAATCAGACATTTACTTCTCCAACCACAGGTTTCTGTAACTTAGCTTCATACTTATTGCTATCGAACTCAATTTCAGCAATGTTCATAAGGTCTGCGACAACCTCAGTCTGATCTTGCAGTTCAATACCAGCGCCATTGATATTACGCAGGAAGGAAGCTATCTCACGGAGATCGTGCGGAGCCACATCACCAGCAACAAGTTTGGGCATCGTGTCCCAAGGCAAGCCGTTAAGCTGCCACAAACGCTCTACAAGTTGCTTGTTGAGTATATCTACGATAGTGTTGATGTAACTCTCAAGGCTTCTCAGGAAAAGGTCTGTTTTAGTCTTTGATAGGGCATAAGAACCACTACTAGAACCAAGCATAAGAAACTCAGCCATAAGGCTACGAGCAATATCATGTTGGTAACGCTTGACAACAGGGTCAATATCAATAGAACGAGAGCCATTGGCGGTAATCAACTCCACATCCATCATACGTTGATTAGTGGGCTTTCCATCTGCATCAACATAGAGATCAGAGGGAAGCAAAGCATAACCCTGCTCGTTGTTCTTCAAGTCCCGAAGGATACGCTCAAACTTAGTCCGAAGAGCAACCTGATCCACAGAAGCATCTGAACTCATATACTCCGCTGGCATACGACCAATAGGCACACCATGTAGTTCTCGTTCAATAGCAGTAGCTTCATATCCCTGAATTTTATTAAGATATGTGTAGCTAACATAAGCATTACGAAGCACCGATCTACCAGAGGGATCATTGTTCAGGCTTGTAGTACGATAGTAAACAGACTTCTCTGTGGGGATCATGGCAATACGCTTGCCCCAAGCAGCTTCTTGATACATACCAAGAATTTCACCAGTTTGTTGGTCTACTTCAAAACTCTCTACAGTCCAAGGTGCGCGAATAGCAATTTTCTTGATGCCGATACGACCATCTTCAAACTTGGAGTTCTTCTTGGGAGAACGGAAGTCACCTTCACGGCGCTTGTAGACAACTTCGAACCACGAGAAACCATAGGTCAAGTAAGACAGGGCTTCAGAGATGTGATCGTCAAGGGAGTGGTCCATGTCATCAAGGACAGACTGTAGGAAGTCAGCCTCTTGCTTGGCAATGGCACTATCATCAGCGGGTTTGACTTCAATCTTGACATCGCGGAGGGTTTGTTCTACAGCATACATGATGGAACCAACGATAGCGTTGTTATCTCGCATCTCACGGTACTTCTGAATTGCCTTCTTGCCACGAAGTTCCTGAAGAAACTCATCGGCGCGGATGTCACCCGTGTAGGTATTCTTACCAGAGACACCAAGTTCGATCTTAGCCGCTGTTTCACTGAGTTTGTTCATTTGGCTACCTATAAGGATTAGTTTTTAGGACTGAGAAGACCTTTCGCATCAGAATAGGCCAAATTTAGGGACGGTTTGACCACACCATTAAGGGCCAGATCAGTCAAAGCCCAGACTAGGGCATCAAGACGATCAGGTGATCCAATAGAACCCATAGGCTCCCACTGCACCATCTGGTTCTCTAGTTCATCAAGGCCCCTACAATGCTTAACCTTATGTCGCTCGTAGAGGGCTGATATAGGCTCTGCACGAGCATACTTGCCACGAGAAGCATGAACTAGACGGATAGGGATGACTTCGTTGACAGTTTGGAGAGTATGACGAACCATATCCCCACCTTGGTTGCGTTCTGCCACAACACGGTCAGCGGAATACTTGTGATAAAGTTCATTGGCTTTAGATGCCCACTGTTCAGGCGAATATCGTTCTGTGGCATCCTCAAGGACGTAACACATACCATTGATGTCGATTCCTGCCACAACAATACCTGTCATGTCGCTTTCTGCGTTAGCTGTGACAGCAGGGTCAATAGCCACGACAACCCTAGCAAGGGTATTAGCGAAGTCTACAGGGTCAGGGATGTCCATTTCACAGGCTTGCAGGATGTCCCTGTTCCACAAAGCACCAGATGCTTCATCAAGGATTTCTGCATAGAGTTCCTGACGACCTAGACGGGTTCCTTCATACTGACTTTTAACTGTAGCCAGATAAGGAGTAGCAAGATTAGCAGAGTTGTCAAATGTGGAACCCGTTGTGACAACAGTGGTATCTTTTTTGAGTATCTCTCTAACAAGTTTGGTGGGCTTTGGTGTTGTGGTGATGCAGACTTGGGGGTGTTTACCTAGACGCAGACAGAATTGGAGCATATCCCAAGTGTCACGGTCTTTATTCCAAGCAGCAAGTTCGTCGCCCCATGCACACTCGAACTGAGGGCCACGAAGACGCTCTGGTTCCTCTGCTGAGAAGAACTGAACTTGTGCGCCATTTTCCCAAGTCAACGTGCGCTTGGTAGGGGACCACACAGGCAACCCCATCTTAACACCACGATTAGTCTTATCACCTTCCCAGCAACGGGCAAGGAAACCAGATTCCCCGTGGATCATAACCCGTTCAATATCAGAGTTAGTGGCAGCAATGGCAGCAATACGCTTTGCACCACCCTTAACCTTTTCCCTAACCCACTCAACACCAGCCCTTGTCTTACCAAAGCCACGACCAGCATTGATAAACCAAGTGTTCCAATTACCTTTGGGGGCAATCTGTGTGGGTCTAGCCCAAAAAGGCCAGTTGTAGATAAGTGACTTAGCCTTAGCAGGATCAAGTTGAGCCAGAAGTTCGCCTACGTCTTCACCCATGCCACGAAGATCATCAGCATGAAGTGCTAGACCATTCTTACCTGTGGGTTCAGGTTTAGGGGCTAACTTTTTGGGACCGCTTCGCGGTTTTGATGCCAAAGGCATGGCTCTCTTTACCATTACTCTTCTTTTTCTTTTTTCTTCTTACCTAGCAAGGCCAGAAGATCATCAATAGCACCAGTATCAGAAGTCTCATCTTCAGGTTCACCCTCAATGACAGTCTGAGTAGGCGACCAACCAGCTTTAGAACGAAGTACAAGTTCAGCAGCTTTCCAATCACCACCCTTGGCAGCATTGATAACCACAGAACCCATTTCTTCTTGGAGATTAGCACGAGCATCTGCAATGTCAGCACGATATGTCTTGTACATACCATTCATTGAAGAGGGTGCATCTTTGAACTGTTGGATGAAATCGAGAATGACTTTCATTGCCACACCAGCACCGATTTGACGGCGAATGGCAGTAGCAATCTCCATCTTGTGCTTTAGTAGTTCAGCCATAATGATCTCAATCTCTTTTGAATAGGTTGTCCGTTAGCCTAGCTTGTGGCCTCAGCCCGCACTACGACCCAGCATCCGCTATGCAGACTGTGATTTATATCCCGCCACGGAAGAACAGCGGTTTTTACCACTATGTTGCGCTTGGATTTCTTGCTGACGTTGTGATTCAGCTACCAGAAGGCGTTAGTGGAATATGTTACAAAGGCTCAATCTAATGCACTTCCATGATTGCATGAATATGTGGGGAAGCATGATCTTTTGCCTTTGTTTATTACATATAGTGTTGGTGCTTCCATTTGTCAAGGGGTAGAGTGATA